ACTCAAAGACAAGTCTATTAGCCCATCCCATACCACCTTCTTCCATTGCAATGCTGCCAGCCATCCACCAATCTTCTGTCTTCCTAGCCTCATTATATAAGAGATCAAAGCCTGTGTCTTCACGCTTCTTAATTCCAGGTAAGATGTCCAAGTAATGCCCCCAAGTACGGTATTGTAACCCTGCCCAAGGAGCTATCCAGTTGGTGTATAGTTTGCCTACTAGTTGGAGAGCCATCATTCCAGGTTGAACCATAGCCATCTTCAATTCATCCATAATGCCTAACTCTGGCATCCTAGCTTCCTCAAGACCTAACTTCACAAGAGAGTTCTGCTTCATGATGTCACTGAAGTGTGAAGCAGATGTCCTTATATAAGCTTCAATATCATCTAGTTCTGCAACCTCTTCTTCAGTTAGACCTGCTTTCTTAAAACTGTTTAGGGCTTCTTCAGCAGTAGGAGACCCAGGTAAGTCTTCTGGTCTCATTGCCATACTAGCCGTAAGCATTGCTACTAATTCTTCAATCTGTATCCTGTGCATAGGCTTAGGAGTAACCTTAACAGGTCTCACTATAGCAGCAGCAATGGCATCATAGTCTAATTCTCCTGTGTATTCTGTACCCTCAGGAATCAATGCTCTAAGTATCTTGGTGAACAACTCACTAATCACAGGATCATTCTCAGTATAACCACCTTCCCGAAGAGTCATATCCCCAGGTTCAGCACGATAATCTAAGAGTTCTTCTAAAGAAGTTACTGTGCCATTACCTACATAAGCAGGGAGAGCATTGTATAAACCAGTATAGATGTTAGCCTTATTAAGAAGAGAACTAGCTTCAGACATTTGATCTAACAAGAGGTTCCTAGCCTTTAATAGCTTCTCTTCCTTAGTTTCACGATCAATACCAACCAAACTCTCAAAGATTCCTGCTAAACGTGTGATAGTTACCTGAAATGGATCTTTAGTGGAAGAAGCTCTGAGAGCCTCCAACTGTTTCTGGTTCTCATTCATCTGCCACTCTAAGTCTGCTAATCTCTGTGTTTGTGTGACAGTTTCATCAGACCACTCAGTAAGACCACTTCCCCAATCTTGGAATGGTTCAGGGAATGCTCCTGCTAAGACATCTTGGCGTAACTTCTCTACTTCAAGTCTTTGTTTATACCGAGACTCAACTTCAACTCTAGCCTTCTCTTCCAATGCAGGAAGGTCTAGCTTCAATCGTTCATGTATATCAGCAGCCTTATACCTAGTACGAACTAAAGTCTGAGCACGAAGTAAATCCTTCTCAAACTGAGTCCTTAATGGTTCTGTTAGTTTTGTCCTAAGTTCTTCAATACCATTAGGCATATCTTACTCCAGCTCTACCAGACGGCGTAGTTCCATACGGCATTGAGCACAAACAATCCTTTGTTTTCTGCCATGCCAGTGTTCTTCACATAAGCCAAGCAGCCACTCTGCCAGCTTACGAGCCTGCATCTGAAGGTAGTTATCTATTAGAACATTCATACCCTGCTCCAACCGCCAAGCCCTAAAGATTTTAAGCTTATCCTCATCTGTCAGTTCCCACTCCATTATACCCTCCTTATCTATTGGTATTACATACCTTCCGTAAATTCAGGTGGAATCTCTGCTGGTGTAGTCCTCGTTACTTGTCCTTGTGCTTCAGGTGCAATCGTAGCTTCCACTGCATTAGCAGCCTTGTTGTATAATCCAGCACCTATCAAATCACCAGCTTGTTCTAAATCCCTAGCTATTTCCCTAAGAGACTCTACCAAAGCAATAGTCTTACTTACTGGGTGTTCAAGAGCATCATCAGACCTAACCCTTGCCATCTCTAACAGAGGATTCTGAACCTCAGGGAACACTTCAGCAAATACTCGCATCTTGCTCAATCTAAAGTCTGGATTCAACATCCTAGCTTCTGTAGCTCTACGAGTTAAGTCACCAGGAATTCTAATCTCATACTCTGCTGACACTTCAATATCATCAGGAAGTTCCTTAGGAAAGCTAAATCCATAAGGCTTAGCACCTGAATCTTTCATCATGTCTCGCCAGAAGTTGTCTATGTCTGACAACAGGTTGATGATACCACGATGGAAAGGTTTAGCCATCTGTTGTGCAGCAGCAGCTATTTGAGCAAAGACATAACTGGTTAACTGTTGTTGAACTGGGCCATACAACGCCCAAGGTGGCCCTCCTCTTTGTGCAGAAGCTTCAAGATCAAGTAGACCAGTTCTCAATTCTACAGGAAGAGCAGGTGGTTGTAAAAACTCCACACTTTCATCAGTACCCATCCTAAAGATAGCACCACGCCTGAATATCTCTTCAGGCTTAACAATCTTAGTTCCCTTAGACTTTTCTATAATCCTTGGTTGAGCAGTATCCCTAAGTAATTGCATACTAAATGTCCACCACTTGTTCCAATACTTGTAGATGTGTTCATTAGTGGCAATAGAGGCTTGTCCCTTCTCTCCCTTCCACCTAGTTACATCACCACTCTGGAGTTGTCCAGTATCAGGTAGACCACCAACAGCACCAGTAAATATAGGAATACGCCCCATAAACCTTGGTTCTTCAGTATCATTCTTAACCTGTGTATTATCTAAAGCAATAGCATTGTGAACCATTCCTATTTCATCTATCCACCAATAGTCATAAAGAGATACCTTAACTTCTGGGTTTCTAATCTGCCAGCCATTACGAAGAATCATTCTCCTACATTCCATAGGAGTCAATTCAACAATATGAGCACACTCAACAAGACCATCAAACCCAAAGTTCTGGTATACTGTAGCTGGATTCCAGACTTCAGCATGACATCGCTTACCATCTGGTGTAACTTGGGTGAAGACTGCATACCAACCTGTAGCAATAAGGAATCCTATCAAGTCCTGCATGAATCCTTCACTAAGACCTTGACGATACCTCTTGAATATATCCTTCCAAGCTATCCTGTAGAATCCCTCTACTTTGGTAGCTGCACCAATCAGGTTCTTATCTAAGTCCTCACTAGGAAGTCTATGAGGAATAGTAGTATCCAACATATTAAGAACAAGATTATAGGCTGCTCTGGGGTCATTACCCACAAAGCTCTCCATATCATCCTGTTTAAGCTGGTCTACCATCTGGATTAACTGATACCACTCTTTGAACTTATCATGTCGTGGTTTCCAGAATGTCCTTAATGACTTAGCTTTCTGGGCTATTTCATGTCCTCTCATAGTAACTCTCCCACATGAAGCCTTCATTAACTACAATATCTACTACTTTATGAATACCATGTAACGCAAGTTCAGGTGTTTCAGCCAGCCAGCTAAGGCTAGGAAACTCAGCGCACAAACCTACATATTCACCATCATCTTCGGACCAAGTAACGCGATATGTATATTGTAATTTAGATTGTATCATTAGATACTTCTCCTACCCTTCCGTGTAAACTGTGACAGCTTATTATAGTTCTGTTCCAAATCAAGTACATCCTTCTTATTGTGGTCTAGAACAAACTTTAATGCTTCAGAATCACCCTGTAATGCCATAATCCAATGTCTAGGACTGAACCTAGTCTTCCTAGAATGTCCAAGTAGTGTCTCAGACACCGAATCTTGTCTATTGGAATGTAACTTCAATACTCTTCTAGCTATATCCCAAACATCCTCTTGAATAATCTCTCCGTATGTTGGAAACTCAAGTCTCCAATATAGTGCCCTAGTGCGTAAGAACGGGAGATCGAATCTGGAAGAGTAATGACCAATAAGGCGATTGAACTTCCGCATTTCGGTGATACAGTCTTGTAGTATTCTTTTATCCAAGTCTCCACTAGTCAAATCCTCCTTAGATATTACACCAGATATAATCTTCTTATTCTTACCTGCTGGTTTAATGCACCATGACAGCATGATACCGAAGTCTGCTGCCAAGTTTGATGTCTCTATGTCAATGAAGCCTACCTTCTCTCCAAAATCTTTCTCCCTTAACCAACAATTATAGTGTGAAATCCCATTATGACCATGTGAACATCGCCATTTAAACAAGTCTAGGATTTCATCTTTCTTCATGCTCGGTAATGGAGCTTTCATAGTCCTCCTTTTGTAAATAACCAATCGCAGTTCTTAGGTTCATTATATTATCTTTGAAACATCCTAATCCTTGATTACATCTAACACAAAGTAATCCTCTAATCATCCCTGTTTGGTGATCATGGTCAACATGTAATCTTCTTCCTTCTTCTTTAGGGGTTTTACCACAAATAGCACAACCACCATCTTGGTCAGTTAATATGACATCATAAATTTCCAAAGTAATTCCAAATTTGGCTTTCAACTGATACGATGTAGATGTTCTTTTATACTTTTCAGTTCCTCGATATTTAGCCAAACTTTTCATTCTTGCTCTCTTTTGGGTAGCCCTACCCTTTTCAGTCTGAGCATACCTCTTATCACAAGCTTTCTTTGCATCTGACCGAGCATACTTTCGTCTCTTTGCTTTTAATTTCTCAGGATCTCTCAAGTATCTCGTCCTTCTTTAGTGACGGTACAGGAGCAATCATTCACTACCTCCATTCTTATGATACACCCTTTGGGAATGACTTGAACTGCATTCCCTTGGTCAGAACATTTAGGCTCAACTAAACCAGTAAGACAAACTATGGTATCATCTTCATAAGCTAACCAACCTAGACTAATTACCTCTAATGGCTTAACATCTTTTAAGGATGTCCAACAAGCCATTATTAAAGTGTCTAACCATGTAACCTTGACAATATTCATTAGTTTCTTCCTGTTTCACTATGCTATAGAATTCTCACTTTGGTTCTGACATGACACCAAGTTCAGGAGTAACACCAATAAGATATATATTAGAACGTGAAGCTATCTCTTTCGCCACTGTCAGTGCATTACCCAAACAACTTGCAGCAATTCTAACCATTTCAACCTCAACAGCAGGTGTGAATTGCCAAGTATAGAATACATACCAGCCACAATGTACCTTTTCACCTTGTGTAGGTTCCATGATTACCTCCTTAAGTGTAATGCTATACATTTGATACCTCCTTATCTTTAGCCATTATAACACCTTTTTATTAAATTGTCAAGTATTAGTTGAATCTTACACCAGCAGCACCAAGGACTCTCTTTATTGTCTTTGGCCCCCAACCACCACCAGTTGCTCTAAATGCTCTAGTGAAAGAGTGAGCTAACTGTCTCCTGTATCTTCTTGTCCCACCAAATCTCTTCTTTGACGGATACAATGTACTTCTACGTCTTGGCATGTTATCCTCCTATTTTCCCCATGATTCATTCCAACCACAAGTCCCTACGAATCCTCGTTCTATAGGCATAGCTTTACGACATATAACAGCAATGGCTACTGAGTCATGATAATCATCACCACCTAATGCTATAGCCCTGTTTTTATTATCCCTACCAACAATCCATCTGATATTACGAAACTGGCTGATAATCCTAATATCATGGGTTTTTATCTTACTAAAATTCTTTAATACTTCAGAAATCATAAGGGGCTTTGTTGCCCCAGTACTCCTCCAACCGATTGAATTAGAAATTCTATCTGTCACTGGGTCAGTCATGTAATAAAGCTCTGGATAATCCTTAATATAAGGAATAAAGTCTAATGCATCTTCCGCAGCTAAGACTGCTGTATTATAGTACCTTCCTAAGTCTTTAACTTTGTCTGCCATCTCTGATTGGTCATAGAATCCTGACAATGTTGCACAATGGATAAACTCTTCGTTGTCCGATTCAGGATTATCAATGTACCATACGGTTGCTACAGATTCACTAATCTTACCTTCACCAGGGTCTATTCCAATCAAATACCTCTTACCATCTTCTGGGCCATACCAAATGTTCGCAAATAAATGGTGGGACAAAGCGGGATAACAGTTCTTAGCCATCTCATTGATTTCTTCATGGGGATAAACCATATCCCCTGCTTGTAAGAAGCAATCTACATCATTTTCAGGATATTCCTGATTGAATAATAATCTAGTATCACCACTCCTTCGAGCACTAGCCATCTCAGCAACCTTATATCTACGCCATCTGAGTTTGTCATGTGATTGAACTTCATCTAATCCCATCCCTTCGAAGACTTTTAACAAAGCAAGTTCTTCAGAAATAAGATTTTTAAGAACAAAACAATCATCCCCTAGAAGGAGAAATGGATTATTTACAGTCATAAAGTACTCAGGATGCATATACCAAGTATAAAAGTGGGATGTATACACAGATTTCCCATACTGCTTCCCTTCCTTAGCGTTCATATACATTTCATAAAAATCATTATCCTCGCCATTAGGGGTAGAACAAAAACGAATCTTACTACCTTCTGCCAATGGAACACGTTGAATTGCAGAAGCAAATAGTTTTTCTGTAGAATCTTTAGGCCAAAATGCAAACTCATCAAGAAGAAGATCATGGATTGTTTCACCACGACCAAAAGCAGCAGAACCAGCAGAGTTGATGTAAAAACTACTTCCCATCTTCTCAAAAGTCTTTTCATATGTGGACTGGTGTACCATTTTGTCTATTGATGGTATTAATTCCCTAAGGTGGTCATAAAAATGCTGAGCTTTTCTAAGAAGGCGACCAGTAATTTTTTCATCATATGAGATAATAATTGCCACAGTCCCCTCAATGGTAAGGCAATCAATAAGGAAATCAACAATGAATATACTACTTGCCCCTATTTGTGCAGGTTTAACATATACATCTCTGCCAGTAGTATTCTCAAGCATATCTCTTTGGATAGGATTAAGCTTATATGGAACTAAGTTCCGTTCTTTATCTCCTATCCGCATAAGAGTTTCTATAAACAATA